TTTTTTTCCTTCTACTTCATCATATAAATCTAATAAAGCTTCTTCATTTTCCACAGATAATAATACAATATTTTTCTGTGTTTTTTGCCAATGAAAGAATGTTGAAGGGTGTTGAGCTGCGAATTCAGCTAATGCGTGCATGGGTTGACATGCTTGGTAACCGGGACTTAAGTCCTTTCTTGTAACTAAAATCAATTTGTTGATCTACTTTTTCATAATTAATTTGTTTAATTGTTTAAATTTGTGATCATAAATATATAAAAGAATATTTAGACAGCCAAACTAGAAATTCAACACAGCATAATCGTAAGCCACTGTAACATTGATAGTAATAGCTGCATCAGAAGCCCAATCAAAATCTCCAAATTTGGAAGACTTTGCGTATGCACCTTTAAGTATCCATTCACCAACAATATCACCTACTGGTCCTAATATTTCAAGACGTAAATCTTTCTTATAGAAATCTGAATATCCAGCTCTTCCAGTTACGGATTCTTGTCTCAAACGACACCATTCCATTACAGATTGAGCACCAGAAGGTGTAATCGGGCTAAATAATTCCATTGAAATGTCATCCCATCTTCTCTTTCCAGCTATCTTACGATAAACGTTGATATGATCTAGAATAATTTCTCCTTCGTCAAATCCGGGAGCCTGAGCTTTTTTAATTATATATGCTGGGATTCCTTCAATATACATTATAAAGCGATTTTGAACTTGTGGTTCAAACGCTGTAAACATAATTTCATTTGGGTCCAATAATGCCATCTTATTTTATTTTTTTAATTTCATCAATAAATATTAATCCATTTAAAACTTTACCCAATTATGCTTCAAATGTAGCTCCTGTTGGTAATATATTAAAATCAAGTATGATAAATTCAGCTGTTCTTGTTGGTTGTAAGTAAATAGCACCTTTTAATTCGTTACGATCTATTACATCCGCTGTATTATTAGTTTCATCCATTACTACTCTATATCCGTACAAACCTTGACGTTGTACTACTGATTCAAGATATGGATTAACAATATTTAAGAATCTGTTTCTTGTTACTAAAGTATTTTGTTCAAATACTAAGAATTTACTTGATGAAGCAACAAATTTCTTAAGATTAATTAATAATCTACGAACACCTATTCTATCAAGAGCAGTTGCTTTAACTTGTAATGTCTTTTGTCCATAAACAGCTACTCCAAGTCCTGGAAACGCGGCAATAGGATTAATTCTGTTTGAATATAAAGTATCTCTTTCAATATGAGAAAGTCTATTTTTAGGTTCAATTACAGCACCCAAACCACCTCTATTAAATCCAGCAGGTGCAAACCATTCGGCTCCTACTCTATCATTTTCTGCAAACACACCTGGTAATACTACTGAAGGTGGAACAAACAATGGACGTCCTGTAGAAGAATCTAATACTTTAACCCAAGGATAGTAAACACCAACATAGCTACTATCTAAACCAGAGGTTTGAGCTACGGCTGCTGCTACTGTTGTTCCTAAAGAAGCTAAATCCATTATATAAAAAGCGTCTCCTCTTTCTTCAACTGTACTTGTTGCAACATTAGTTACAGCAGAGTGAAGTTGTTTTAATACTCCAGGAACTACTAGTATATTAAAATCATATTCATCTTGGTTTGAAAGAATTGCTAATGCTTTGTTAAAAGCAACAGACCCAGCTGTTGTTACACTAGATAAATCAAATCCAAAAGCATTAGTTGTAGTTATACTTGTTCCCATAGCACGAACTTGTGCAGGATTAATACCATCAGTACCTCCTTGCATAGCTACTGTAAACTGTACTTGTGTAGGTAAAGGACCAGAAACACCTGTTAAATCAACAGAGGCACTTAAAGATCCAACCCATGTAGCATTTGCATGACCAAACAATGTATTTACTGTAAAGTTTGATTGACTAGCTGCTACTGTTACACCATTAAGAGTAGGTACCGGTTTTAAATAATTGTAATTATCAGGAGAAGTGAAATCAAATCCTAAATAAGCTCTTGTATTATAAGCTCCATCTATACTTTGTGTTGTAGTATAAGTAACTGGAGGTAAATTATATCCAGAAAATCCTACAACTGTTTGATCTAATTTTATAAACCCTCTAGGAGAAGTTGTTACGGCAAGTGAAGAATTTGCAGCTTCTGCATCAAAAGCATCACTTAATTCTACTCTCAAATAATTAGAAACATTTGGATAGTTTCCTCTTGTTACTACTTTTCCTAAAGTTGAATCATATTCAAAATATCTATCTCCAATAGCTTTAGCTATAAAGTTTGGTGAATCAGGATTTAAATTTATGTTATTATATTGTTCTACAATTGAAGGTTGTTTATCAGTATCTCCAACTCTTCTTACTAGAACGGAAAATATTGAATATTGCTCTACTCCATCTATGTCTGCTGGTTCTTGTAAACCGGCAATTGAAACATAAACATCCGTATTTGTTTTGTGACCATGAGATAAATTAACAAATCTAAATAAATTTGTTGGTGATGTATTATTACCATTTGTTATCCAAGGTGATTTTGCGGCATCATACCCTTCATTTTTTGATGAAGTAAATGCTATGGTACCTGATGAAGTTACCATTATTAAAAGGGAAGCACTTACTGAAGCTTCACTAGCTAAGTTTTTATATAAAACATAAGGATAAGCAGAAGCAACATAATTACTTCCAGTTAATGAATTACCTTCATTTTTTCCTAATGTTTTAGTAATATAATTTGGACTTGAAGCAAGTAAAGAAGCAGAAACTACTTTTGATGTTGAAAAACCACTTCCTGTTAGTGTTAATAAGAAGGATCCTGTTATAACAGGAGATGTAGGTCCTATGGTTGACCCTTCTAATCCTAAACTATTAGGTGAAAGGTGTTTAGATGGATGTAAAGTTAATAATATTTCTTGTCCATGAGCCCCAGATCCAGTAATTACTACTGCTGCTAGTTTTCTAGTATTATCAAACTGCCAACCTCCATTTCCTAATACTCTAGTTACTGTAACACTAGACGCATTTGATAAATAATTTTTTACTGTGTTTGGGACATAAGTGTCTGAAGTATTACCCCCAAATTTAACTATAAAATCATTATAGCTATTTACTATTGTAGGGACAAAAGCAGGACCCTTTTCAGTTGGTCCAACAATTACAGCTCCTAACTCAGATATTCCTTGTGCTAAGAAACTTTGATCATTTTCTTGGGTAAAAACACCTGGGGATACAATTCTTTCCATGTTTGTTGTTTATTGTTAAATATTCTTGATATAAATATCAATAATGGTGAACAAAACAGAAAAGAACGCTAATTGTTTTGTGTAGTTAAATTATTTATTCGCAATAAATTCACCTGATGCCAAATCTATAGTTCCCGCCCCGTATTTGGTGTTTAAAGCGGTCCCTAATTCATTTTGTTGTTTTTTGAGATCTTCCAATTTTTTTAATACTGTTAATCTAAACTCGTGAATTTCATGTTTTTGAGCTTCTATTGATCCCAATTCTAATAATAGAGAATTAAGTTCATTTTGCAAACCTTTTAATTTATCTAACTCTTCTTGACTTAATAAAACTTTAGCATCTTCCATAATAATATTATTTGTT